ATGACAAAAGAACGCATTGCCTATGTGATGCCTATCAACACAGATGACCCAGATAAATCAACACCACTTCTGGTCTACGATGTTGATGAGTTACCCGTTACAGAAGATTTCCATTTTGCTGTATTTATGCTTGGGCTTACTGAAGGTGAGCCCTACTGGCTTGCAGCACAAATCATATATGAAGATAACCCTATCCATAAAGAAACTGGGGTATGGGTGAAGGCAAAACTTAAGTTCGGGAACCCTGATGATGTTGCTGCATCTATAAATATGCACTTTGAGCGCTGTGTGTTTGATAAACAGGGAAACTACCTCATCAAGGTGTCTCTTATGAAAGATGGTGAGGTGCTACATGAAAATGGTGCATATTTTAGGATCAGCTTGAATGAACGATAAGGTGCAAGAGATATCCCTTCATGCAAGATACTCCTACAAGGGTAGTAACGCTGTTGACTTATCCACTGAAGGAGATCATTCTTCTATTCATGGCGGAGGAAATGGCGGAGGTGGCAACATGCTTGAGGCTCGTGTAGCAAGGCTGGAAGCTAATGTTGAACACATTGCTTCCGATGTAACTGAAATAAAACAAAATTTAAGATCTACATCAACTGATATTTCCTCAATGGTGACAGACCTTGCTCTTTCCAAAAGAGATATATCTGATATCAAGAATGACACAAGCGCATTGAAGCAAGAAATAGCAACCATGAATGGTCGAGTTTCAGGCTTGGAAACATCAATAAGCTCATTCAAAACAACCATTAAAGTAAGCGCCGGAGTGATATCTGCCGCAGTAGTTATTTTCGGGGTCATCGCAGGACCGTATCTTGCAAAAATAGCCTCGGTAATAAATGAATTAGCACTGAAACAATAATGATAACACCCGGCCACCGAGCCGGGTTTTTAACAGGTTATCCCACCACCTTTTTAACCATCCCGTAAAGCTTCGCCAGATGCGCATCATCGTTCAGGCTCATGTAGGAATGCAGTAGCAGCCGAATATTATCTGCGGTGACGGGCCGCTCCGATTTTATGAGCACGACAACTAACCGGCCCAGTACTTTATGCACTTCTTCGCATTCGGTGAACTTTTCGTCGCCCATCGCAGTCTCCCTGTTTAGCTTATATCACTATATTAAAGTACAGCCGCCATCTATAACCAATATACTATGTGGCGGAGAGCACCATATCATTTGCTACCTGGTTAGCTATATTCTGCTCCCCAGGGTGAAGGTATTTCTGGATTTCATCCACAACCGGCCAGAAAGTGCCCTGCTTAACCTGCCTGTCCAGCCAGAAGTGTCGAATAACAGTTCCATCCCACCCTGCCAGTTCAAACGCCAGACGTTCCCCTTTAGCCCGGACTGAGCACCTGAATACCGCCTCACGAAACTCAGGCTGGTTTTCATGATTGTTGACTGAATAATCTGCCCGGAGGTAAAAAACCATCGTCAGCTCGTTATTAACCCGGAGGCTAAGATAGGTGGTGCCCCACTTTATTCGCCCGGCGGACTGAACACCGACATGAATGGATTCGTCGGCCACAATTAATTTTCGGCCCCGGCGCCTATTATGACCATTGCACAGAAACGAGCGCGACACATAATCCCGGTAATCCGAGACAAAAGCGCTCACAGCCGACTGTAGCGTAAACTTATATCTGCTGGGCGAGCCACAGCTTTTTCGCATATGAGGAAAATAACGGTTTCCGGACATGAAATATTCTCCCTGTTTTTGAAAGGGCTAATACTATGTCCGTTACTTGGCCTGGACTCTGATTTATGACTCAAAAATTTGATTCCCATGAAGATTAAGAACTTTCTATTATTTTCTCAATTGTCTTATTGCTGAAAACGGACTCCGGAGCTATAGATATATTTGTTTTCAGGACCCTCACATTCACTGAAAACAGCGTTTTAGCCGTATGGTTTATTTTCCCTGGTCATACGGCTCTTTTTCTTCACAGATGCACTGTTACCCCTTCCAGCTACGCCATTTACCTTTCACAAATGAGTCAAAGCATACTTGCCCCACTCCATACCCGTAAGACAGCGCGCCCACGCCATCCCCTTTGGGGTTTCTCAGCACCAGGATATATGCGGGCGTCTCAGTTGCATTTTGCATAGCATGATCGAGGTAGTAGATGCCCGAAGCCGCGGTGGTTAACCATGTGTGGAAATTATCCCCCTGAGCAATCATAGGAATACCCAGACCAAAGCTCCCCATTTTCAGTAACATTTCCGGTGAGGCATCTGTCGGCGTGGGCTGCACATCATGCACGGCACCGGTTTTAAGGCCCAGACTCGTTCTGGCGGCTGCTTGCGCAGGCGCACCTGCGGTAGCTATCTCCGACAGGTTGTTCCCTTTTTGCAGCGCACCTGTAATGCGGGCGTCATCGCCTGCGGCAACAGTGCCTGTCGTTTTGCCGACATCCAGAACAGCAGCCCCTTTCAGACCCAGGTGGGTCCTGGCCTCAACTTGCGCCGGTGCGCCCTCTGCTGCAATTTCTGCCAGATTTTTAGCTTTCTGCAAAAAGAGGCCCGGGTCAATCTGCCCGGTAACCGGATTGATAACCGTAAAAAAGGCCTTTGTTTTGTCCAGCACACAGACAAAAGGAATATCAGCGACCAAATCCCCCGCGGCTAATGGTGCTTTATTGCCTTTATATAATGGCAGCGTTCCTAATACCTTCCCCCCCATTGCAAGCTGGATAGTTGTTGCCCCTGTATTATTCAGAATGGGGTAAACCATCAACGGTGTACGCAGCATCCAGTCGGTAGAGCCGTTGACAAAGTATGTCGCCGGCAAAGCAACCGTCAGTGCATTTGCCGTCCCTCCCGCTACAGCCGCGGTGTAATGTCCGCTTTGCAACTGCTCTATCTGCACAAACTGGTTTTCTGAACCACGGGTGGCAAAATTGGCGATAACGTCATTCAGGGTCCAGCCTTTCGCCGCGGTACCTTCCTGCCCCCTCACTACCGTCAACACATCGTTTTTGACCGCGGTCAGATGGCAGATTTCAAAGACCGTTTCCTTTGCGTCTGTCAGCGTTATTTTGGCGTACACGCTCTGGGTGTTTGAGCTGTTTGCATAATCAGCACTCAACAGTCCGGCAAACTTCGCCCCGGCGCCGGGTATCACCTGAATTGTTGTCTGGCTGGCGGTAATATCTGCCGCCAGAGAAGAAATCACATTATTTCCAAATCCGATAATCATTTTGCGACTACCTTCACCTTACAGGTGTAAATGAAAGGAAGCTTAACCAGCGCCTGGTCTATGGCTTCCTTGAGAAAGTAACCCACTCCGTTGCCGTAGTCCGGAATGGTGACAGAAAAAACGCCCTTAACGGGCGTCACGCTGATGTCGTAGGTGTCCTGTAACGGCGGATCTATACCATTGGCTCCGTGAATGAACCGCGCTAACCGACGCTTAAGCCAGTCAATGCAGAAGTGCGAGCCATCCCCCTTATAAAAATTCCAGGTCAGGATCCGCTTGAAATAATCGTCAGGGACATAAGATGCGGAACCGGGAGCGTAGTTTTTCAGGCCCGCATAGGTGATGGCGTTATACTCAATAGTGTTATACGCCCCCCGGGCTACAGCATCCTCTGAGATCTGCAGTAAAGGGCGTTTTTCCCCATAAATCCCCAGCGCGATCCAGTCCAGCAGCTCACCCGTGATAGCGGGTGAAGTCCAGCAAGGAAGATTGAGCGCGTTCAGATAATCCAGATCCGCCTGCGCCAGTAAATTAAAGGCATCAAAGAAGGCAGTGATATTGGGGTCATCGTTGTACTGCGTGTAGGGGTAAGCGGGAATAATCTTTTCAATCAGCGCTGGCATATTGCTTAACCTGAATGTGTGATGCTGAAGTGGAGAACCAGGCGTAAGTATCGCCATAAACAAGGCTTGAACCTTTGTCAGGCGGCTTAACTGCACCATTAATACCCACCTGAACATCAATCTTCGATACCAGGGAGGGCACAACCAGACCAGACACCGATTTCAGGAAGATATCCTGAACCTCGAAAATATTGATGGGCTGGCCCACCGCGATAGCGTTGATATAGTCAGCGATGTTTTGTTGTACTGCTTTTGCAATACCATCCGGGTCGATATAGGTTGTCGATGCCGTATTCCAGGTGATAATGATTGTCGCGTTCTGCGATGACGGCACCACAAACGGCACCTGATACACATCCGGATATACCGTGATCGCGATGGTTTTCTTTTCCACCAGCGCGCCGGACGGATTCGAAACGTCACTGGTCAGGATTGAAATATCCGGCACAGCTTTATAAATGGCATAAGCCACTTCGTAAGGATCACCGCCGCCAACGACAGCAACCCAGCGGCCCAGTGTTGCCTGGCGGAATGAGAGCAGGTTTTCCTGCACACCATAAACCCGCTTCAGCTCTGCATGGTAACAGTCTGGTGTTCCCTGGACGCCATACATCCCCGCCTGCATGACCTGCGCGCGATATGAGGCGTAATTTTGCTCCTGAGCCCCCGGCAGACCGTTGGTCAGGTTGGTACAGGTGATCGTGAAACCCGCTGGCACGGATGTTTTAATCTGGTTCACGGAGCCTGCGGGCACCGCCCATGTTCCCTCCGTGGTCGCCAGGCAATACAGAGGATCTGTCTGCCCTTTGCCGGGGATCACGGCGTCTCGCTGCACGGCGTAAGTGTGCGCCCCATCCCCGACCTGGAAACCTTTCGGAATGCTGAAACCTGGCGGGCCAACAAAAATGACATAGACAGAAGTATTCGTCCCCTTTCCGCGCGGGACGCCGTAGATGTTACCCAGTTGCCCAAGCAGGTGAGCATTCGCTGCGTAAGGGCTGCATGAGTTGATAAGATCCACCCGGGCCTGGTCTATAACCATCAGCGCCCCGACGCTGGTACTGACCATATCTTCAATAAGCGAGCCGGGTAAATCCGTGGTAATACCCGGGGACAGTTTTGTCGCAGTGGCGATAACTTGCTGGCGCAGAGCATCAGCGGTTAAAGGCTCGGGGCCGGCAATATCATAATTAACGGGCAGATCGCTCATATATTCACCTGCGTAATAATTTTAGAGCCTGAGTTTGTGATAGCTGAGATGTTATAGACCGGCGGATCCACATCCATCAGCGCTATCTGCAGCGATGAGAAATGCGGGCTAAACTGCTGCTGAAGCCTGTTCACGTAAAATGTCGGAAGGATCTGCTGAATGACGGAGCCGCTCGCCGGAATGCCATGGTTTGCAAAAAAGGGGGATTCCTGAGGAGAGAGTCGAAGGTTTTGAACCAGTGTGGTCAGATATATCGCGTCGTTAAAGCCATTATCGTCAGCGGAAACCATAACCCATTTGCCGGATGCATCGCGGCCGTAAGTTCTCATGAGGTAATGCTCCCGTTAAATTGTGCTGTCGGCCCCCCGGTATTGCTTCCGTTGTTGCCGTTAGTATGTTGGTGAGAATTCAGCCACTGCAGAAGTTGCTGCCATCCCTCATGCATAATCTGTGGGCTTGTGCTCGCTGCGCTGTCTTTGAGCGTGCCACTTTGCCCCACCAGCGACCACATGCCATCCGTCAGCGTCAGCACCGTGTTCCCCACCGTCACTTTGAACTGTTTCGGTGTGGCAATGGTAATGCTGTCCGGCGTTAGCAGAAACGTCGTGTTGCTCCCGGAATCCCGCAGCGTGACACCCTCGGGACCGTACATCGTCAGCACGTTATAATCAACGTTCTGCCACTCGGTATTGCTGACAGGCAGGAATACCAGCGCGCTGAGGTTCGCAGGCGGCGTCAAATCAGCAGTGCCGCCACCAAGACCGCTGACGCCGCCCAGGTAAGTATTAGCCGGTATCACAATGCCCTTGTCGCCTTTTTGCATGGGATAACGAATATACTGGGGTCCAAAGAGCGGGATCGTCACCTGCGGCAATGTCCAGGGGATATCCTGCAGCAGGAATGACACGGTGACCATTTTACCCGACTGTTCAACAACGGAAGCCGGGAGCACCTTGCCGGCCATCTGCATGGCGCTGGCAATTTTCTGATCGGCAAAATTATGCATATTGCCGCCAAAGTTCATTTTTTGGTTAATGCTCATGTTGTCACCAGCCCTCCTGCAGGGTGAGCTTCGAGAACAGTTATCCAGCTGTTTGCGTCCGGCTGGCGGCTGTTTCCCAGCAACCGGACAGAAGAAACCAGGAAGTCTCCGGTAAACGCGGAATCGTCCCGAAACTGTGAATACGAGGATGCCTGAATCATCGGGCGCAGCTTTTTCGGCATACGGATGTAATCCCCAACCTGAATATCGCTGCGCATTACACAGGGAACACTGACGGTGCCAAACTGCACCCAGGTCGGCTGGCCAATCAGGTCTTTGAAATCAATCTGTACCGGGTTTTTACTGCGATAGGATGCACTCTTTTTCGAATCCTTGTCCTGGTGGCTGCCAAAATCGTTATCAAAAACGCGGATCTCTTTTCCGTTCACCATCGAAATCTCAACACCTGAATAGTTTCTGTCTTTGATAATGCCTTTACTCAGGGTCTTTAACTTCGTGGCGAGTTCGCCCAGGCTACCGCAGAACATATCGCTGTTAAAGTTATTGATTAGCCGGTCGCTAATGCTGATAGAAAAGCTGTACCCTCCCCCCATAGTCTGAAAGCATTGGGTGAGTGCCACCGACAGTTTGATCCCCTTATTCCAGGGAACGGTGAGATTTATCGGTGCCAGAGGTGCAGGGTTAGTGCTGGAGACAGCACCAGGCATAACAATCAAATCCAGCCGCAGCTCAGTCCCCTGCCAGTTTCCAAGCACCTGCCAGATGATTCCCTCCAGCACCAGACCACGTTGTGAAGGATTTGCCAGTGGCAGTCCCTTCGACATACCCACCCACATTTTGATCGTCATGCCGAACATATCCTGCCGGGCCTGCTGCATTTCCTGCGGGCTGATACCCCAGAGCGTAATGCTGCTCTGGCCCTTCGGGGTGGACTCTCCAAAACGTAAAAGGTCGAATTCAACCATCAAACAGCCAGGGTTGAATACGCCATTCCTGAGGCTGCTGTATTGCCTGTACAGCGCTCCGGGTTTTCCGTTCGCATCGGGAGGGTAAAAAATCTGTATGTCGTAAAAACGCATCAGTTGATAACCTCGATCTGCCCGCGGGTAATTCGCCAAATCATTTTTGTGGTACTGAATGCGCCAACAAGTAAGTTAATGTCGTAATCAGCCGGCGAGCCCACAATCGGTATTGTCAGCTGACGCCTACCGGAATTATCAGTGATATCCAGATACCAGCGTTGCGCCGCGACATTCCATTTTGTCCGGCAGTTATAAACAGAGCCATCCAGTATTGGCGTGAATGCCATACTTTTTTGCTCATTGCCTGAAAATGGAAATAATTCAGTGCTCATATACCAAATGCCCCACTTAATTTCCCGATCAAACCGACGATATCCCCTGCCACACCTGATACGGTGCTTCCCAACGATGTATTACCCAGCGCGGAGGCCGTATTCGTCCAGGTGCTTTCTGTTGTTTTGTCACCAACATCAATTTTGCTCAGGTAGTTATTCGTCGCCTGGTCTGTGGTGGAATTTGTTACCAGAGGCTGTTCAAAATCCCACAGCCATTGCCGCTGGGGAACAGGTTCGCTGGTGCTGGTCACATCCCGGACGGTGCGCAATATGCACCCGCTGTAAATGAGCGCAGGCGTGGCCACGATGAATGTGCCGCCGAGGTTGGCATGTGCCTGTAAGACCATCTGCAGGGCGCTCAGCGTCACCAGCTTTGTCATCGTACCCGAGTTGTCGTTAACCGGCGCATCCATCAGCATTGGAATTCTCAGGGGCTGAGCAAGCAGTGCATTCGCAGCGACGGCCTGATTAGCGAACGGATAACGACCGATATCGTAATCAATCATCGTGCCGCCCTGCGACGCCCGCCAGTGGCAAAAATACTTGTCCAGATCCGTAAGCTGCACGCTCCCGCCGAGCAGACCAGAAACAAAGCTGGCACTCTGTGTTATCGCCACTATCGGCAACATGCCGCCGGGGATGCTCTGGGCTACTCCATCGCAGAGGATCACCGGCGAAATTTCAAAGCCAAGCTTATAAAGCTCCCGGGTAAATGACATTAGCCATAACCTCCAAGTTGTGTGCTGCCGACAATCGCGCTGCCGCCAGTATTGTTATAAACCACCAGGCCGCCGCCAACGCCCCTCCGCTTACCGTCATCAACGAGCTGTTGAAGCAACTGGTCGGTTTTCCCGGTCGTCTGCTGATGAGGTTGCGCCGTTGTCTGGTTGTCACGCACGCCTGGACTCCCTGCCCCATAGGTCGCGGCATACTGCGCCTTAACCCTTTCAGTTGGAGCGCCAGCGTTCATCTGCGTAATGTGATTACCCTCGCGGGTGCCTGGAATATCAGCGCCATAAATATTCCGATACTGCTCATTTACCCGGCCAACGTATTCACGGTTCTCTTTACTTCCCCTGCGGCTGCCGCCGTTGTACCAGCGCAGCATTTCACCAACGTCCCCGCCAGCCTGTTTCTTCGCCCATGCCATGACTCTGGCGCCAGCCATGATGTTATCCCGCGGGTCAAAGGGATTTTCCCCTGGCTGGAAGTTATCCGGCATGACCTGCATTAGCCCCTGCGCCCGTTTACCTGAGCGGGTCATCGGCCCTTCAGCATTCGGATCCCAGGACGACTCAGCAGCAGCGGTCGCTTTAAGTATCTTAGGGTCCAGGTTGTACGCCTTCGCCGCCTCTTCAAAAATGGGGTCATATTTTTTTGACTTCATTTCATTTGACCACCTGCGCGACTCATTCAGGTCATCAGCCATTTTGTCGGCAATGCCACTGAACCAGCTGCGTTTATCCAGGCCTGACGAACCATACTGAGCTTCAGGATCCTTTCTCAGCATCGAAGACCCCGCTTTCACGTTATCCAGCGAGATATTTGTTTTTCCGCTCACCCAGTCAACGACCTTACCAATCAGGCGCCACAGGCGTTCAATGCCGGACATAAACGATTCAACGTCGCTTTTAAACTCTGGCGACGCGAGGTAATTCCCGAAGCGGCGAATACCCTCTGACAGACCATCAATCCACTTACCCAGCTCAGGTGATTTGAGAACGGTATCGATCGCCTCTGAAAACGCATCCGATAATTTTCCCAGCGCTGGCGTTAACGGGGCCAGACCACGAATAAACGTGTTTTCAATCCCGATCTTGCTGCAGTCGAGCTGAATATTAAAATCCTGCCACTGCCTGAGTTGCTCATCCGTCAGCCGCAGGCGCTGCGTGTCCTTCTGTGCCTGCTTCGCCATCGCATCGATTTCCGCGTCGCTCATATTTTTGAAGCGGTTCAGATCGTCGAGGGTGAAGTAATTTGTCAGGCCGTAAGCTTCAGCCCCCTGCTGCGTGCTGCCATTGCGAACGAAAATATCGCGGGCGCTGCGTATCATCTGCGGCAATAGCGTTGCCGGATCCTGATTAGGGTTATCAATCCCCATAGCCTGGAACTGCCAGCGCTTACTCAGATCGAGCTGAGAATCACGAATCGCGCCCAGCGTGGCCACCGGATTCCCGAGGACTTTCTGATAATTGACCGCCGCAGAGTTAAGCCCACCCGCGGTGGTGCCCAGCCCCATAGCCGTAAACCGCTGGGCAGAAGCGTTGCCCGCCAGGCGGTTTATTCCCCACAGGCCGCCCGCCCCGGCAAGGCCGGAGAAAATGCCCAGTACCGTGCCCCATGAAAGAATGCTGCTGGTTGCATCTTTAAGGTGACCAGCGAGGGACCTGGCATCCTTACTGGCTTTATTGAGGAAATTGCGCGCCCCGCTGGTTTTTTTGTTCAGTTCAGACTGCGTTTTATTGGCTTTTTCCAGGTGCCCATTGAGGGTATCCAGCCCACTGTTCAGGGAGGAGATAGCCGCCACGCCCTCAGTAAAGGCCTGGGTGACGGACTCCGAGTCGGTTTTAACCCGCCCGGTTTCTTTTGCTGCGTCGCCCAGCCCGTGAACCGCCCCGCGCCATTGCTCTGGCAGCTCACTGAGCGCCTTCTGATACTCATTGAACTTATCCAGAAACGACTGAAACTTTTCATCCTGGACGTCAATGTCAATAATGGTTTTAGCTGCCATTGAAATACCCTTTCCGTCTTATTTCTTCCAGGATGAAGCGCTGCCGGAAATGGAGGGGGCTTTTGTACTCCCCAATATCCAGTTCACGGCAGAGCAAAGCGAACCCCTCACCGGAGGCCCATGTCAGGAGGGTATGTGTGAGCGTTCCGGCTGGGCTTCCGGGATCGGGGTATCGGGATCCGTTTTCGACGTCAGTAAAGAATCGCGGAACGCCGTAACATTCAAGGAGACGAGTTGCCCACTGTACATTTCGAGTGCCCTGCCCACCGTCGGGGCTATGAGGTTCGCTTTCTGAATAGCAGAGCTGACCATAAAAAAAACAACCTCGCCTTCGACTTCCCGGTACTCCTCCTCGCTGAGGATGCCCTGCTTAAAGGCGGTATCCAGCGACGTCGTTTTCCAGGTGCCGCTATCGTTCCAGATAACCGTGGTCAGGCGCTGGATATCATCAACGAGGGTCGGCATACCCGCAGTAATCTGGCCGGCATCCTGCTGTGCTTTGAGCGTATTACGCAGCATCATCGCAGCCACACGCGGGGCGCCTACAGAACCGACCAGCGAGAAGAAGTTATTGAACAGGCTGCCGAGCATCACACAGTTTTGCTCGACGACTTCATACGGAAATGGCACGACGTGCAGATAGACCAGAGAGTCATCTTCCCGGGTGATGGTGCTGACGAAATTCAGTTTTTTATCGATTTTCACGGCAATCAGTCCCACATTTTGTCGTTGGTGATGATGTAACCAGAGATGGTGACCACATAACCCGCATCCATCCCGGTGATCGGCAGTTCGTTAAAGTTCACCAGATAGGCATTCAGAATGGTGTAGTTCCCGAACGTACTGGCGTCCGGCGTGACCACCACCTCCCCCAGCGCAGTATCAGAGGCAAACCGGCGCTGCCAGCTCGCGGCCAGCCCCTGCGTGCGCAGTAAATGCAGGGTGAGTGTGACCTGCTGATAAGGGGCCTGACTGCCTACCGTGCCCGTTAACGTCGGAATAATGTCTGTTGCCGGGCCGTCCGGGCGCATGCTGATGGCATCTTTACCCAGATAGGAGGCGGTGACATTCAGCGCAGGATTTTCTGTCAGCGTGACAGCCCCCCGCACACGATTCAGGAACCCCTGGGGTACTAATGGAGCTGACATAGATTACGCCCCCGCAAAATTGGTTACGTTGAGGTTAAAGGTGATGGATTCAAAGCCGCGCTTCGGCGTGATGACGGCGCTGAGGCCATTATATTTGCCATCGGCGTAATCGGACGGATTCAGACTGGTGTAACTGGCAAACGGGACGGCGTTAATGACGGCGCTGCCCGCATAAGTGCCTTTTTCGTACTCTTCGTTAAAAGCATCCTGCGTGAGCCGGGTGTCAACGACCTGCCCCAGAATAAGACCGTAGCTAATGCCTGAGCGCAGCGTTTTTAATGCGCGATTCTGCAGGCGGTTAATGCCGCGCTGTTCGAAATACAACGGGTTCACCGTGGTATTGGAGCCGTTGATCACCTCGTTCGCCAGGTCCATTTCGAGGTTAATCGCGCACCAGGCGACGGAATACCAGTAGTTAAACGGGTTACCATCCAGCATATGGCCCGCCACCAGCATTTTATTGCTGAGGCCGCCCTCCGCTGCCGCACCGATGTAATTGATGCTGTTGTCCTGCAGGGTTTTCAGTAACGTGCCATTTCCGGCCGCCGGATATTCCGTGACGCCGTACATGAAGCGCCAGGCCATCGGGGGGACCATATTGGACGATCCCGGGTCGTTAACCAGAGAGGACTGGAAGGGCGCCGCCATTGAGAACTCAGCGCTCCCGATGGAGGGAGCCTCTACTCCGGCAAACACATTCGGGTATTTTTCTGAAGCCCAGTCCTGATAAGTGGCAATCGTCGTGGTGGCAAAAAATTTCACCATCGAGCCTGGCGACGTGTAATCACTGGCCAGCGCTTTAAACGTGGGTTCGGCATCCCACTCACGCGGTATCAGATAAGAGAAAAATTTCTGGTATGTGCTGCCCAGAGAAATATCCTGGGCAATAAACGTGCTCAGCGCTGCAACCGCTTCGGGAGCCTTCACATCCCCCAGTTCGAGCACATAGACAGCGCGCGTAGTGCCCTGCGCCCAGAAGGTTGTGTTCATCTGGATAATTTCACTGGCGGCAACCGGTTTCACGGTCCCCATCACCTTCGCGGTGCCGGGGTCACTGGTCAGCGGGTAAGTGAACGCGGTATCGCTGGTTATGGTAGCCGTAACCGCCCGGTTATAAGCGGCTGGCGTCACGCCGGACACAATAAGGGGGATTTTGTCACCTGTTGTCCATTTGTGCGCGACTGACAACGTCACTGTAACGACCTTCTCAGCCCAGGCGATTGAAGCCATGGTTTTCGCCGGGGGGGCAATGGCCTTCATATCATCCCGGGTCGAGAGCAACTTGTACTCTCCGGCAGCCAGGGTGGTGCCTCCAGTGGACACCATCGCGCCAGATTTCAGCAACTGCGAGGGCTTCGGCGGGTTAGTCACCGAGATATTAATATTCACAATCGACATTTAACGTTTCTCCGGGTAAATGGCGGGGATTGCAGAAGTGATCAGCTGGCGGGAGATGTCTCTCATTCGCTGCTGGTAATAGTTAATTTTGAATTTGATGGTTTTACGCTGAGCGATGATGTTCAGCTCGTTCTGCGTCACGCGCTCATCCTGTACGACGGGGATATTCATCACCCCCATTTCGGCATTATCGGCGAGTGTGTAGTCCTGGATGTAGCGCAGGAAGTCCTCAACGCTGGCATTCCGTAGCCCGGTGATGGACAGCGTCACATCTTCGGAAACCAGCTGGTACTGGTTCTGTTTTTCATCGAGACAGAACGCGCCGGCAATCGGGGTGGTATTGCTGCATTTCACCGTCGCAAAGGGCGGGGAGATGTTTTGCACCGACAGCATTGCCGGGTACATCGGCATGAACTGGTTTAGCGCTAACCAGATCGGCAGCGAACTGGACACCACCACATCGGTAAGATCGATGTCGGCGGCAGAGTTAATTATCTGCGACCGCATATGTGGGAAAATCGCCTCGCCGGTGTAATGGTACAGGTTGGCTGGTTCGTTCAGGCCAGTGCGCCGGGAAAATGAAAACTGAATGCCAAAAAATTCGCCGATGTAGAGCACATCCGATCCGATATCGTTGAAGGGGTCGATATCGGACTGAGCGGTAAACGTCACAACGTTGCGGTCATACAGCTGCTCATCGTCCTGTATTGATTCCGTCGTCAGGTGTAAATACCCTTTAACGTTGACCGTATCAGGCGCGCTGTTTTCGCCACCAACAAGCACAGAGGCTTTAATCCAGAACACAAAGCCATCGAGCGGCAAAATCTTCCTGATGTATTTCGTGAAGGTCACCACCTGATACTGACTCAGATCATCAAGCCCCTGCGTCAGGGTAGCGTTTAACTCAGTTGTCGCGTTCTGCTGAAGTTCACCCAGGGAAGGCATTTAGCACCCCACTTACCCAGGCCCGCATGGCGGCCTGATAGGTTCCTGTGTCGATAAACGAAGGGCGTGGATTGCCTTGTTTTTTCTTGAAGCGCTTAGAGATGCCCAACAACGCCCGGCGAGTAGGAACGCCCGGCATGCCGTTCATCTCCTCGTTATCCAGAAACGCAGAAAACAGGTCGTGAACGCGTGACATCGACTCGGCCAGCGGGTCTTTGGTCGGCGGCGCGCCGGCCAGCATGTTCTCCAGCGCTCCGGCCAGATCCTTACTCATGAGATCGGCAATATCGTTACCGTAACGATCAAAGAACGTCTGCATGATGTGGTACTTAGCCTCAAGTTTTTCAGCCACATCCCCGGTAGTGGTGTTTTCATCCTCATAGGGGATATCCATCACGCCAAGATGAAAGGTAATCATGACAACCCCCACAGGCTCCCGAACTGCTGAGCAATCATCAGGTAGCGGCGGCCCCACGGATCCTGGAGCATTTGCAGGTCAGCGAGCGACAAATTCCTGAAGAAGTCCGGCACAAGCCGCTGAGAGCTGGTTGATTCATCTGACGCGGAGGAGATCACCCCGACATGAAGCCTGGTAAGTTTTGACTCCTCTCTAAAATCAGAAAAAACGCGCTCGGTGCCATAGTTAACCAGGAAAGAAGCCGCCAGGTTATAAACGGCAACCGCATACAGGTTGGGCATGACCATTTCAATGTCACGGTTCACCCATTCAACCGCCCCGCCATACGCCAGTGAAAGCGACGGGGAACTGTCAGGAACCTGCCCGGCGGTCACGCCCATATCAGATCGAACGAACTCGATAAATCCCGGCAGGCTCGTTGTCATTTTTTCTTGCTCCCGGATTTTTCAGTTGCAAGGGTTTCGCTGACCATCGGCGTGTCGTCATGGTCATCCCGGCCCTTCGCCTGCTCCACGCTGACTTCCATTTCACCGGAATAGCCCGTGCCGCTTTCACGTAACGAGCTGTCGAGAGCAGCCAGGGATGCCTGCCGGCGACTATGCGCCCCGCGGGTAAGATGAATATCGTTATCGCGGATAGTTTTCTCGATAACCGACGCTGAAACAGGCTTGTTGACGCTGTAACACAGGCCGACAAAGACCTGACTCTGGTCGATTTTCGTCGAGTCAATCAGGCCGTACACCTGGTGATGCAGGATGACTGATTCCACCTCTTCAGTGGCCCCATCAAGCACCATCATCTGGTCACCGTGGTTAATCGGGATCTGGATAAGACGACCCGTCTCAAGGTTGCGGTAGGCAAAAATCTGGCGCTGTTTGGTGGTGTTAGCGATATAGAGTTTCATTGGTTACCCTCGTAAAAAAGCCCCTGCTGAGTTTTCCCGGCAGGGGCTTAACCACGTAGAAAATTGCATCAGGCGCTGTAGGCCATCGACAGAATGGTGATAGCTTCCGGGCGGACTGCCCAGCCTGAGGTGGAACGCATCTCGGACAGCACATCAATGGCGCCACCCGCAATCGGTGTCGGAATTTCGCGCGGGGCGGCCATGTCGCAGAACATCAGCGCGTTCGCTGCGAGTGACGGCGTCAGTCTGGCGAATTCGTTGGTGTTGACGGTTGAATTGACCATCGGCACTTCAACCTCCGGGATGGTGATCACCACCGCATCAGTACCCCCCGCACCAGCACCGATCAGAGTGTCGTCATATACCCAGTCCACCTGAATGTTTGCGCCCTTCAATACTTCTTTCACCGTGCCGCCAACGGTATCGGTCCCGCCACCGGGACGCTGGTAAGAGGTCAGCTGAACAATCTGCTGGATCTCCATGGCACCAAGAATACGCTGCGGGCCGAGGATAACGACGCGCAACTGGCGGCCCAGCTGCATGGTACGGGTTAACGCCGCCTGAACATGGCCCAGCAGATACACCGCCATCTGGCCGTGATCGTAGGTCAGTACGGTGTGGTTGTTATTGCTGTCCGGCGGCAGAGACTCAGTCGTTGCCCCGGCGGTGTTCAGCAGGCCTTCGCCACCAGCCGGGTTCATGCCATGCAGCAGCGCAGAACGCAGCTGCTGGAAAATCCCCTGGCGCATGCCCAGACGCTGAGCCTCAGGCAGAGCAAAGTTCCAGTTGCCGGCCGCCGCCATATCGTGGTGGTCGTAGATACCCCGGCAGCGGAACAGGTAGGTCGGGGTGGAAATCATCTTCGCATCCAGCGCCACGCTCGGCAGCTGGTTACCGTTGCCTGACTGGCTGGAGGTCACCTGGGTACGAATATCCAGGCGGCGCATGTAGGCGTATTGATCACCGACACCGAGACGAACTTGTGGGTTACCGCTGGCGATGGTTTCAAACGCACCAGACGCCTGCTGATAACCGATGATCATTTCCGGCGCGATGTACGACGGATTGACGATAGTGTAGCTGGGGGTAATTGCAGCCATTTAATTCAGCTCCCGATTAAAGTAAGACCAGCGCAATGCTGTCGTTGTGACCCCAGGTCAGGAAACCCGTATTGCTGTCGTAATTAACAGTTTTAGGATTTGCTGTTCCAACGGCGAGCAGTTTCACTGGCAGCGTGATATCTGAAATATTTACCGCGCCAATATTGCCCTGAGTCGTAGCCGCGCCGCCCGGCGTTGATGCCGGTGCATAAGTGAAAGTGGTTGGACTGGGAACGGATAACACGACGACAGTGCCGTTATAGGCCGCCGGGGCCACGCCACTGATTTTCACATACTGCCCTGCTGTCAGGCCGTGTGCGCCGTCAGTCGTTGCCGTCGCCACGCCAGAAGCGTAAACAACACCTTTAGTCGCAACATCCGCACCTGAGTAACCTGCTGCGGCTGCGGTAGTAATCTCGTCATGCACAAAGTTCCAGGCCAGCGGAGTACGAACCGATGCACCTGAGGTACCCAGCGCGACGACACTGGCTGTTGTTTTAAGCGGTACGCGCATGTTAGAGCCGAGACGGTAAAAAGAAACGCTCATGCCAGATGCGTACTGCGGCACGGGTGACTGCGGCGTGGTCAGCCCGTTGTGGGCCTGATTAAAGACGGTAAAGCCTTCCAGTTCAGCTACTGACATCGCTCTGCGAATGGTCGAACCGCGAGGGCTTGACTGGATGCCAGGCAGAAGTTCGGCAATCGCCAGCCCACCCCAGAGGGGTTTTGTTTCCGTTGGCGCCACAGTGCCGGCGGCAAGATTGAAACGATTGGCCGGGTCATCCAGGGCGACGCCCTGAATATAACCATCAGATTTCACACCGAAGGAACCCAGCGCATTCGTGGTAGCCATCGGGTTCAGAGATAAATGAGCCATGCTTCAAACTCCTGTTAAGCCTGGTTGTTAAAACTGGTGACCTGACGTTTGCCGGACTGGAACGGTGCCCAGGTTGCAGCGGGATCGCCTTCAAAGGTGCTGATCTGGCGGCCGGTCGCATCAGCGCGTTTTATTTCACGCAGCATGCCTGGGCCAACCGAGAGACTTGCTGATTTCTGCGCGTCGGCATAAATCTGTTTTTCGGCAAAGCCGAGCAATGCGGAATCAGCGATTGAGGACAGGTCAACGGTCTTGAAATCCGGTGAATGTTCCTGCAGCTGAATCATCAGGCGACGACGGTACGCCAGCGGCTTTTCACCAGACAGCGGCACCGGCGCGCGCTTGCCAAAACTGGAGAACACGCTGTCTGCCTTCACCTGCGCATCAGCAACTTCGTTACGTTCTTCGTCGCTAAGCTCGGTTGGGATGCGTGTTTTAAGGTCGGCAATCTGCTGACGGAGTTCAGAGTCTGCTTTTTCTTTTGCTGCCTTTTCTTCTGCTGCTTCGGCATCAGCCTTTTCCTGCGCGGCTTTCTCTTCCGCATCAGCTTTGGCTTTTGCCTCTTCGGCCTCTTTGGTTTCCGCGTCAGCTTTTTCTTTTTTAGCTGCCTCTTCAGCATCCGCTTTATCCTTGGCTTCTTTGGCCTCGGAGTCTGCTTTTGCCATGCGGGCATCGATCGCTTTGTTGATAAGCGCTACGATTTTTTCCTCGTCCATCTTTTCAGCCTCGTTTGGAATGGAATCAGATTTAACACCAGTGGGGGCAAGGAGCTTGTCCCATACGCCCTGTTCACAAATTGCAACGTGGTCGAGCAGCTCGGGGGATGGCTCCACCAGCAGAGACTGACCGTCGACAATGATTGATTTAGGTACCTCAACAAACTTCACGGTTGGAGAGGTGCTTAATTGCCTTGTCGCCATAATTTCTGCGGCCTCGGCGTCGTACACGCGCGCAACTGCCCACACCTCGCCCTTATCAGCAACCCAACTGTTGGTCAGGGTGCCGATAACGCGCTTTGCGAACTCATTGCTATCAAGCGTATTTTTCTCCGGGTGCAGCCAGATGAGCGGTAGCCCGGCAACTCGCTGGAGAAATTCGGGGGTGAGATAGTCATCCGGGTTACGGAAGGCCATCTGTTGATCTGCGGAGCGCCAGGTAACCCCTGTGCCGGTGACCCGGATGGCGAACATCCACATGTTGATAAAGTATTGCGGGCTGCTTAATGTCCCGTCAGCGATGAGCGCGGCAACCTCGGTTTCATTGAGCGCCTGCTGCGCCAGCATCTCAGCAAAAGGCTGATGAAGCGGCTTTGGCAGATCGTCAATATGGAACCACCCGGCGGCCAGCGACTCGTCGTTAAGCTTCGCGTCGAACTTATCCGGCACCTCGGCACGAAACGTCAGGTAATCGCCGTATACGCTGTGAGGGGTCAGCGAGCCATCGTACTGATAACCCACCTCTTCCAGCACCTCGCGGCGTGCGGCATCAATTGCCAACTCACCCGGCTCTACCGTGCCGCCGGGCTGGCACCACGTACCATCATCCGAGCGCTGAATTAGAAAGACGAACTTACCCTGACGAAACATTATCCCGCTGCCAAAAATAGCCACGGTTTGATGCTCCTATGCTGCTTTCTTCATAGACTCCATGAACTTCTGCCCCTCCTGGGTCAGCATGTATTCTGGAATGCTTCGGAGGTTGTAGATGTAGGTCACGTAACACTGACAAAAAACCTCTTCGGCAGGCTGAGTGATTTCGTCGAGGTACCCAGCGGGACCGGCTTTCACGTAGCCGTTTTTTTGCGCCCAGTTCCCGCGGATTAAGTAGTACAACAAATCGCGTTCCTTGTGATCCTCCCGGTATTTATATCCAGGCCTGCGCCAGTGGCTGTGCCAAATTGCAGCGATAGCGTTATTGCTGGTTGCTATCACATTGTCGATGTTGGCGATCAGCTTATGGTTCTGGTCAATCATCACGCGACGGGCTTCAAAGTCGAACTGCTCGGCGGTTTTCTGGATATGTCCCGCCGTCTCCCGCATCTTCCCCTGAATCCCCCTCAGCGCTATAGAGTCAGCCGAAGGAATGCTGCTGGCCCAGCCACTAAAGCGCGACAGCGTCGTATCGACCGCTTTTTGACGGTTGAGCTTTATCAGGTCAACGCTGGCCAGTATTCGTCTGTCGAGCTCTGTGCGCAGCTTTGGTTCAAGGTAGTTAATGGTGAACCGGGAAATGCCAGGGTGACGCTTCAGCGCTGCGGCCCGACCAATCTGCAGGTCATACGCATGCGTGAGGTTGCGCGATACCATCGAGACGTAGTCATTTGCCGTCTCACCTTCGGCAGCCTGCCTGATGATGCTTTGCCAGCGTTCAAGCTCCTCCCGCGAGGTATAGCCATTGCGAAGAAAGAACCTGACCGCCTCCCTTACCGTTCTGGTAAATACCCTCACAGTGACAGCCCTCCATCTGGGGGATCTTGAGTCGGCTGTTTCGGCGGATTGTTTAGCAACTCATCCCAATCAAGCTCCAGCCGCTGAGGGAAAAGATGTTCATTGGCATTAGCGTTTTCACACATCCACTCAATCAGTGCGGCCCGGTTTTCCGGATCGTCGGTGAACTGTGCGAGCAGTACCTGCCCCATACCAATGATCGCTTTAAAGCGCGTTTCATCGACCTTCACTTTTTCGCTTTCCGGCTCCTTCAGAGAGGATGGCCAGCGGTATTCAAAGTTGTTTATCCAGCTCGCAAAATACACGCTATAGGTGTTTTTCAGGTCTGGAAAGTCGGCCCGAAGTGCCTGAAAAAATTCAATGCTCCACGCCCGGTACTGACAGACGCGAATGAAGAACGCATAAAGTGGGTCCAGCCATTCACGAATGTTATCGATGTACACGGCCACCGAACGTGCATCCTCTGTCCCCTCACCAAACCCCTGAGCAAACGTCTCAGAGTTCAGGATGATGGCAGGCATGTCGGCGGCTGCAGCGATATTTTCGAGGATATGGTTTCGTGCCGAATCAAGTGGGTCTTTCAGATTGCTCAGGTCGATGGATTCGATTGTGTCACTGTCACCGATCTGCAAAACCTCACCGGTTTTCCCTCGTTTCAGCATCATGCGCTTAATGCCGCTCAGCTTCTGCATCATGTTGTTGACGACAGAGCTTGGCCCTTTGATTTTCGTCACCAGCAGGCCGCCTTTCACTGACACCATATCGTCAGTGCGCATGGTCTGGATAAACGACTTCAACGGAAACAATGCCCGCTGGTAAACGCTGCGACCACTGAAACCAAAGGCCGCAGCGTTATACGCCAGATAAATCGGGTCCTCGTTCTGAACGACAACACAGCGTGATTTGTGGTACGGCTTACCGGCCACCCGGATGCCGTCAACCTTCTGGAAGTCCTGAGCATTCGGATCCTGGTTTAAAACGATGCTGCCCGCCGTGTTGAGCGGGTCCAGAATGTTAAAACTGATGTTGTGCTTATAGAGTGTGCGGTAATCCAGTGACTGGCTCGGCTCCTGATTATCCACCAGCATAGCCGCCGCAGACACACCGTAAATTCGTGCAATCCGCGCCGCGTTGGCAATGTGCTGGTTAGCTCCTAACGCTTTCCATTCCCGTTCGAAAGCATCACGCAGGCGCTGCTCAAGCCCAAACGACTGTGCAACATGAATTGTGCGCGGCTCGTTCATCGCCATTTTAATCGGGCGATCCACCATTTTTCCGCCCAGCGGATGGTAGAGGTAGACCGTTTTACAGGTTTGGTAGCCAGCCGATGATCCAGGCTGTATATCGTCACTCTCCAGCAACGCTATCAGCTCTGAGTGAGAGCAGCTGCCGATTTCGAAATCGTCTTCGTTCATTGGTTCTCTCGTCAGAAGCCTTCGCCGTTACCCAGCCCAAGAGCGATGCCATAGTTGAAACAGTCAAAAAGGTCATCGTCCTGATTCTCTTCGCCGATGATGAACTGAAGTACCTGCGTCAAAAGATGGTTTTTCTTCGACTGCTTGTATTCAGTGACTTTGTCATAGGCGTATTTAGAAATGCGTACCTTCCCGGAGGCCACATACCCGGAAATATTGATAGCGCGGGATTCTTTAGGGAGTGAAGTTAGTTCGCTGTCGATAGGATGAACGTTCCACCCTTCATTTGCGCCCTGCTGCAGTAGTGTGATGCCGGTAGCCTTGTCCTCGATAAAAAGTCCAGTCGTCCCCATCCGGGCCAGGCATATTTCGCTGAGGTGCTTAGCTTTCCCTATCCACTGCGGCACCACATCTTTCAGGAAATACCCGTCAATCTGGATAATGTCCCAGTCGAGAATGACCAGGCATGGAGCGGGATAGTTAATGAGTGCGAACCAGATGCAGGCTGAACCATCGTTCTGCAACTTGCCTTTCTGGGCGCAATCGACAACGCCATAAACCGTATCGCAACTGGCCGGGTAATCGACCGGCGCGCCGTTCTCCAGCAACCAGTCCATCTTGAAAAAGTTCTGCCCGCGCCAGTCCACGAAATCAGCCATGTATTCCTGCTGGACCACCAGCGGAGGGCGCCCGTCAATAATCCTCGCCAGCGCAGCGGGGTTAATCGTTGGGTTTGCTGATGTGGGCGCGTGGTGCTCTTCCCAGCCCATCGATTTATCGTTGCAGGCCAGGTAGAAAAAATTCTCGTCATCCACGCCCTTTGGCGTGCCTGCCATGACTGCGTCACCGTCAAAGTCCAGGAGCGTCGGCTCTATCGCCTGCTCCCAGATATCCCGCATGCCCTTTTTAACCAGGCTGCCTTCATCGATGATGACTTTGTGATATTTACGGGAGCGCCCGGCGTCCGGGTTATCCAGCGTCCAGAACTCAACCTGACCACCGCCCATCACCTCAATAATTGCATCGGTTTTACTCGAGCTGACTGTGATCGGCTTTAACAGGTCTCTGATGGCTTTGAACGACGGCAGGAGGATTTTGTAAGACGGGGCAAACCAGCCCACTCTCATCTGTCTGGCGGCCCAGTTCCCCCCGGCCTGCTCCAGCATGGTTGTTTTGCCAAAGCGGCGGCCAGCGCGAACAACTTTTCGCTTTGCGGGGGATCGGTAAATCCGCTTCTGCCCTTCATGAAAAGGCAGAAACTCGATAACGTGTTCAGTCGGCATGGTTCACCCTCTGAGTGGCGCATGGCCGGAACGGTTGTACTTGTTAGATTTGTTAAAAAACGCCGCTATTTAACATAAGGTACGTTATCTGCACCACGGTAACACCGCCCATTTCGAAATGTCCCTGAAAGGCTTATTTCTGTGGGTTAAGTGCGAAAAATGGCGTGAATAAAACGTGCATAAACAGGGTCGAAAAATGCATAGCCGAAAATCAGCCTGAAATGCCTGTTTTCGCTGTTTTACCCGTTAATCAGCATCCGGGGAATTCACCAGCTTAATCACCACTGTCGGCTCTTCGTCTGGACTATTACCCTTGCGCCGCAGTTCTACCTCTTGCTCAGCTCTCTCTGCCTCTGCCGCGCGCTTGCGGATTTCCAGCTCAAGAAGCTGACGAGCAAGATCGTTGTTGTCTTTCCCGGTGCCAGTTCCTCGGGCAACGAGAAGTTTTGCCAGTTCACGGCGGGCGGCAGCCTTATCTGCCGCGTTTATCTCTATGCCGAACTTGCCCAACTTTACGCCCTGCAGCAAATAACGAGCATCGCCTTCAACATCCCGCGTATCAGCAAAAAACGCCTCGCCTTTTCCCTCTCCGTTACAGCGTGGACATTCAGGGTTGGGGTCGAAGTTATCGACGAAGCCGATGCCGCCGGAAAGGTCGGGAGGTGGCTTGTTGTCTTTCTCTGCCACCTTCTCGGCTGTCAGTTGCTCGTCAAAATCACGCCACTGATATTTATGCCCGTCGCCCCAGCAGTACCGACAGTTAACACGCCTGTACTGCGCTATCTCGTTCGGGTCAGCGTTAATAATCGCGGTGAGCTGAGCTATCACATCATCCAGCTCTACCGCGTAACGTTTCTGGCGCTCATTTCGCAAATGATGCACGTAACGTGAAACCCTGGCATTTCTGAGCAATCGGCTGGCGTTTGAATATGCTGTTGCCCCCTCACCCAAATAACCAGCCAGGCGATAAGCATCTACGCGAGTCTTCCCGTCAACAACATGCTGAGCAAAAAGCATCTGCTGGTCGGAAAGATTAAAACTATCAAAATGTTCCGTCGCTGATGGATGGGGCGAAATTTTTCGCTCCTTTGCCGGCTGCACAGCTCGAGCATTATCAGCAGGCGTTTTTTTCGCAGTTTTTTCTTTCTGCGAATTCGCACTTTTTTTCGCAGTTTTTTTTTGCGAATTCGCACCGCCGTTCGCAACCTTGATATAGCGCTTTGCGCTGGCGTAATTTAGTCCCTGCGCCTCACACCAGTCTTTGGGGGAAATACCGGATTTAGCATGGTCGGACAGGAACTGACGCTGAAGCTCGCCCCAGTCCGTTCTTGCCATTATCAGTCACCTATTAGCGAAAACATTATCGAAGCCCCTCGGTGTGAAGAGCTTCTGTAATGCCCATCAGTCTTTAAGGTACTCGTCGGTAGATAACACAATCTCACCCATCAGCAGCTCTGCATGGGTGCTGGTGACAATTACCGAATGGTGAGGGTGAACATTTTCAGCCAACCACTGAATAAGTGGCCGTGAAGCCGTTTCAAAACTCTTTTGCCTAACTGCGGCCTTTTCTTCTGCGAAATAACCACCGCCCATGTTGTGCCACTGCCAGCACTTACCGAACTCACGATTCAGATCGCCATCATTCAGACCATCGATGACTGTCAGATCAGAAACCGCAGCTTCATGTTCAGGCTGGTAACCTTCGCCGATTGCCGTTTTGACGTATTCGAGCATTTCTGCCCGCGGCGGGTTCAGGTCCATCTCATCATCACCCTCGTAAACCGGCGTGCACACAATGCTGTCTACGGCATCTGCGCGAACGATTTTTTCCTCCACACCACACGGATCCGTCAGGAAATTAATATGCCCATCACGATGTGGGAGCGTAATCTTGTCACTGGAATAGCCCTCGTGCAGCAGCCTTTCAGGTACTGCAGTTCCCATAGAAAGGATTGAATTCTGTGTACGCTGATACAGTTTTACGTGCCAGTGCTTAATGTTCTTCATGGAATTAACCTTTTAGATGTGAGCCTGTCGCATGGCAGAGCCGCCAAGAGCGAACGGCTTGCCCAGGCTCACGACTGAAAGTCTCTCTTCGGGATGCGCATGCGAAGCGCAATAAAAAGCCCCGCTAGTGCGAGGCTCTGGTTTTCTCAATATCTCGTATTCCGACCAGTTGGTTATTCGCCTTGTCGATGGCAGCCAGCAACGGCTTAATCCAAAGCACCGTCTGGCAATAGGTCAGTCCGCCGGTGGCAGTGGGGGTAGCACCGGTTGGGTCAGGCTGGCCGGGATCGGTGTGCATTGCGCTGGCGCGTAAACGGTTCGTGTAGTCGAGCAGCCCACCAGCAACGTCAGCAGGAACAGGCAGATCACAGGTTTTGTCACGACGTAAAATCTCCCGGTATTCGATTACCGTCTTTTCCGCACCGGCATCAATCAGTGAATTGTTCCGGTCGGTGTAGTCGGCGATCTGATTGAAGCGGTTCATGTTGAAAGCCTGGGTGGCAATAACTTGCCGCTGGCCATCGACTTCTTGCTCTGCCTTTTCTGCTCTGATGCGCTGTTCGCTGATCTGCCCCAGAAGCACGAAAATAATGACTCCGGACAGCAGCAGCTCAACGCCCACAAGCAACCAAGTTTTCCGTGTCATTTACCCAGCCCCCAGCATGCCAGCTCAGATTCCTGGTCACGCCGTAGAACCTGCCCGTAGCAATTATTAGAGCGGATACGACAATCGCGGCCACCGTCATAGGTCCAGCGTTTTATCTCTGCGCATGCGCCGTGCCGGTCACCAGCATTGAGCTTTCGCCAGAACGTCGATGGCAGGCATTTGCCTGGGCCAATATTCCAGGGGCAGAAAGACGCAATACCGACCTTTTGAGGCTCAGTGAGCGGTACACGAACATTTTTTTCCACCCAGGCCAAAGCCTTTTCCTGTTCTGCTTTGTCGATTTTGTCGCACTGCTGGCGCGTCAGCTGCATGCCCTTAACAACGGGCTTGCCGTCAACGGGAGTCACACCGCCGCATATCGTCCACACGCCACCAGCATCAGCGTAAGCGACCAGGCTGGTTCCTTCTTTTTCATCCTGAAACTGACTCATGAGCACCGGCGCAGTGGCGCCAGCAGCTAACAGCCCAAGCATGGCCGCGCTGAGTTTGCTTTTCGTTGATGCCATGATTAGTTGTCCTGCGGTGGAGGGGTTACATAGCCCCGCGCCAAAGCGGCCTCATAAGCTTTCGTTTGGCGGCGTTTGAAGTAGAAATTAACGAAGAAAGTCAGCAGACCAATAACGAAGCCGCCGACAACGGCAACAAGGTTCCAGTCGAGGTCATGTATCCATTTTGCTATGCCACCCCAGCAAATGAGGCCGCCGGATGTACAGTACCCCGCTATCGATGCGATTTTGTCAGGCATAGTTCTGTGCATTCCACACCTCCGGGTTCGGGGTGTTGTGTGAGGGAAAGAGAAAAGGCCGCTCGTAGGCAGCCCTTTAAAGAAGAAAACCCGCACAGTTGGCGAGTTTCTATGCTGGATAAATAATTAATCAGACAAGCACAGCAGCAGGTGTCGCCCTGTCGATAGAAATATTGATTAGCTGTTTAATTGCCGCGCACACTTCGAAGAAACCACCCGGTTTTGGTGATACCTGTAGCTGCATGGTGTCTTCACCCGACCCAATGGATGCATAAAGGAACACATGCTCATATCGAAGGGAAATGCTAACACCATGCCTGTGGCCACCGGTCATTGGGGAATCATCCAGCGTTGTTGCAATCACAAAATTCAGGCTGTAATTTTCGTCCATCTGCAAGCGAGGGAGAGGAATTGCCTCAAACTTGTTAGGCGCGGACCACGTGCCTATTTCAACATAAGGATGAACCTTCCCCTGAGAGTCGGTCCATGAGGTGGCAGGAAGATACAGTGATTCGGCATATTCTCGCAGCAAATCACCCGCGTTATCCTGCAAGCGCTCCCGTAGCTTCCACTGAGTCTCAATTAACTTCAGGTGCTTCTCTTTCAGATCATTGAATGTCGTTTCCATGCCACCCACCAGACAATTTTTATACGGAATTAGCATGATAACGCACCTCACCTTTACCCACACAGTTTTCCAGATTAAAAGGCCTGAATTAAAACAGAAAAGGCTCACCGAAGTGAGCCTTGAGATTATGACAAGCCAGTTTGTTACGTAGTTTTGTCGCTGTGCCGGGTGCCTCCCGGTGAGCCGTTGGCTGGTCAGGCCGGGCTCGCACTGTTGACTTCAGGACATTACTGTTGACCATTTCGCCCCGCCGCACAGGGGGATTCACTGCGACGCAATAACCATATTCTTTATACTGTTACTGCCACAATACAGAGAAGATAAATTCGTGTTCACTATCAAGAAAAAAAGCCCGCAAAGTTAAGGCTGCGGGCATAAGTCATACATTGTACTGGAAAGCGCAGTCCTGACGCGCAACCGTGCAGGACACTTTAAATTATGGATACAGACCCGATAATTACCAGTCGTTATGTTAATTAATTGTTATCCACATCACGCATTCGGCTGAACACTAACCCCACGCTTCGAACTTGCCCGCACAAAGTGTTTTGGGGCCAGTGCTCATGCGAATGCGTTCTCCAGTCATCTAAGATTTATCATCCAGGGCAAAAAATGGGAAGTCTGCACGGAATTGCATCAATATTCTCTCGTACATCATCAGCCCGGCCATGAATGAAAGAATAAGTAACAGAGCAATCAACCATTTGCGCAATTATCCACTCCAGTCAGCAGCCTCTTCGTAGTAATGCGTGTCACGGAGAGTAGTTAGCTGTGAGTATAGATAATAATATATTATGCAACCACCAATTAAACACCCACCTATCACCGCAATCATCAGCATTTTTTTCAAGGTCATTATCTCGCTCGCATTTTTCTATAAAATGAAGCGTAGGTGGTTTTACATAAACGCCACATCAATTTGCATTAGAGAATAAAAATTATCTATGCGGGCATTCGGCTGAGCACTGTAATTCAGCGACAGGCCTGATACGGAGATATCAGTTAACCACTCAGTGCTCATGCGAATGCCTTAAAAAAAGCCCGGCCATTTCTGCACCGGGTCGCAAAGGGGACTTATTTTGTCACGCTATTTTTATGTGCCATTCAGTCTCATCGCAGACCTGATGGCTGTTATCCGGACCGGCCAGCAGGAATTTAACCTGCATCATCAGCTCAATCTTAGAGGTGGAAAGCTGAGGTAATAGTCATTATATGATGACCGTAGGGTGCGTGATGCCGGGTGCCTCCCGGTGAACCAGGAAAGTCAGCACCGGGTTCGCTCTGCTACACAACAAGGTATTCATGTAATAAACACACTGCATCTGACTTAGCCCCTCCGCACAGGGGGATTCATCACGCATTGAAATCTGACCCGCCAACGAGGACTGGACCCTCATACCCTCAGCTTACTATCCCGATGAGCTAGTGGCGGTTGGTGCACTGTGCTGGAGTCGAACCAGCGGCCTTTGCCTCCGGAGGGCAACGCTCTGTCCGGCTGAGCTAACAGTGCCAAAAAACTGGCATATTACTGTGGGCTGGCAGGTGCCAAACATTCATTGTCAATCGGGTAGGAGTCCAAGGAAGATTGATTCAATGAATGCTTTTTAGTCGCTTTAATCACCGCATGTAAACCAAAGCAATCTGGCACCTGCTGCCCGTGAGTAAGTATCGCCCTGTGGCCAACTACAGGCAAACGTAAAAACCTTGTGCTTTTTCAAGGTTTTTCGAATCTGCAAAACAGGCTTTGTCTGAAACGACAAAGCCCCACCATTGCTGGCGAGGCTTCGAAGGTTAATTACTTGTGGACATGACTTCCCATAATTTGAAGCTTACACGCCAGAGTTATGCAAAGTCAAGCCCCGCGCTTCGATTATGGTCACATTTGTTGCGAACTAGTCATTTTGCGTCGCTTTCTGGAACGCAATATCCGCTTTCTTCTCTTCGGTTAAGCACTTCTTCACCAGCCCTTCATAAAATCGCTTCCAGTTCCGTGACCAGGAAGACTGGTGCAGGTCCGGCAGACGTTTCAGTATTGCCCGGTGAACGGTGGCAGACGATACCGCACTGTAACCATTCCCCGAGCAACGCTCGCAGGTTTTAAACACCGGTGCGCCATGCTCTTTTGTCGCTTTGCGATCCAGCACCTCACCTTTCCCGCCGCAGCGACAGCGAGCGCTAATTTTCCCCTTCCCTCCGCATACATCACACTGAGCCGGGACTATTTCGGTTACTTCCTGCCAGCACTCCCAGTCAGAAGGACGAACGGCGCGGGAACGGCTGGCCCAGTATGGCGCTTTACCCCAAGGGTAAGTCACCTTTCTGGCTTGCTGCGTTCGGGTGGTTCTGCCTGTGCCGCTGCAGGTGATGCAGGTGCCACTACTTGCCGCTGAGCGAGAGTATTCAGCGAAAGCAAATTGGGCCAGTACCATCATGCACCAACCGAAATCTGCACCAGCAGTTTTTCGCAAGTTCGCTGGTGCGGTTTCCATCGCATAGCCATAGAGCGCCTGCGTAGCCTGCTGTTCATCCGATTTGCTTACACCTGCTTTTCCCATGTATGCAGCCAGACCGAAGCGGGCACGGCTACTGGTAGAGCCCAGAGCGGCCATGATATCTGTGCCGGTGATCCGGTCCGGTGAGGTGGATTTAGCCGAATCTGTGTAAGCCAGCCCCTGCGGGCTGAAGTGCTTCAGGGATGCTTCAAGTTTCATTCTGGGTACCTTTCGCGTGACCGGACACATTTATTATCCCACTTAACGCAATAAACGGCCAGGTCATTGCACATGATGAAACATCACTTTGCTTCATGCTTTCCAATAAGATTGAGGTACACTTCATCGCTGTCTGCATCCATACAGCCCTGATGCCGTTCGCTTTTGAGATACCACTTCAATACCTCGAAGGCTTCATCCCGGCTTACCGGCCTGATTGTCTCCAGCTTTTTATCAAGCCAGTTTTGCCTTTCACTGACCGGCCCCTCGCCGTCATCATAGGCATCCGGGTTTATTTCTTTTCTGGCAGCGCTCCTCATACGATAAACCCAGTCCCAGTACTGGAATTCCCGCACAACATCAGACAGGGTATAGGGTTCAGGCAGGACATCCGCCATGGCTTCAAACGCTTTGTCCGTCCTTAAATCGTACATGTCCAGTAGACGGGTCCCGCCGATACTTCCCCGTAGCTTTTCCTCTTCCGTCCAGCCGTAATTGTCGTCGTAAATCCACCCCAGCGCATCCTCCAGCATCTGCTCTGGTGGTGTAAGCTTGTGATAAATCTCCTCATAGCTTCCAAACACACCGCGAACCTCTGCCGCGCGGGCGGCCTGCTCTCTCGCGTTTTTGATGTAGTGTTGCGGGTCATCCATCATCATCGTGCCAAAGACGATGCTGAAGCTATTAACCCCGTTTTCCTGCAGGTATCGGGTATAACGCGTTTGGGCGTCCTTTGGCGCTATAGTCAGCCTTTCAAGCGCCGTCTGAGCCGCCTCAAGGTGGGCGGGTTCATTAAGTTTTATTACCTCCAGAACCCACAGATAAGCGTCCGTCTGTTTGTGCCCGGTAATGGTTCGCTGCGGCGGTAGCGGCTTCACCGTCGCCAGTTCCATGCTGTATTTCGGCTCAGGTATCGTGAAGAGCACCCGGTGTTCAGGGTTATCGCGAAACTGCCCCGAACGACGGCACAAACTTTTCACCGTATTGATGTTGACCCCGGTTGCCCGGGAAATGGTTTTGTATCCCATGCCTTCACGTTTAAGGCGAAGGATGCTTTCTTTTTCTTCAGTATTCATCTGCACACCCGGTGTTATCCATGCAAGGCGGGCGAACCCGCCTCAGGCTTCATCAGAACGGCACGTCGTCTGAAAATTCTCCAGAACCTGCCGGCGGTGGTTTTGCACCCCCGGTATTCGCTGGTTTTCTTGCGCCGCCTCTGACCGTCCGGGCGCTGATGACCGACTCCGCCACCAGGGAATATCCGCTCTGGGTGGTGCCGTCCTGCCCGGTCCATTGATTTACCTGCATGGCACCAGCGACACTTATCAGGTCCCCCTTCTGTTGACGGGCAAGCAAATCAGCCTGCTTACCAAATGCTGTGATGCCCAGCCAGAGCGTGGTTTCACCGTTATCTGATGCGCGGCACGGAAGAGGCACCGCCATTCGGGAATACGCCATACTGGTTCCATTGCCTGTTGTTTTGGTCTGCACATCCGCCACCAGGCGGCCATGCGCTGCAAGTTGCGCTGTCATACTGTCTCTCCTGTGCCATTACTCTTCATCGTCATCAACCGCCATGCTGAGCACGACGAAGCGATGTTGCTTGCCGTTATGCCTGAGTGTCTTTTTGGTGAGTCCTTTGTCGGGTTTATCCAGCATGCCCGCCTCGGCCAGCACCTGGGCAAAGGCGACATAGTTTGCACCTGCAGCGATTTCATCCCGGAAAACTGACGGCCAGGTATGAAACGCCACGGTATCGTTTATCTGGCTGGTGACACGGTACCCAGCCAAATCCTTTATTGGCAGGTCGCGAGGATCGGAATCGGGGTAAGGGAGATAACGGCTGAATCCGAACTTCTGAAGAAACGCCTCCGCCTGCTCAACCCACGCTTTGGCCTCCCGGTTACCAAGACCAAATTCACCTACCCAGGCATTGAAACTGTGCTGGAGCGCATCCCGTATTTCCGTCTCATTCCATCCGGTCAGGAAAGAAGTAAGCCGCAGCGCAGCCTCCAGAATGGCGAAACGGGAACCTACCCGGCGAACCTGTTCACTGGCTTCTGATGGCAGTAATGCCGCCCAACGGCGTTCTGCATCACGCACCGCGCCCGTTGCTTTTCTCCGGTGTCCACACAACCATTTGACCCATTCTCTGCCTGCGGCACCGTAATGGTTCTGATAGGCATCCTTCATCGCATCAGCGTGAGCTTTGCCATCCTTTTTGCCGTGAAAGACCGTCGCGCGAGTGATGGGAACATTAAGCAGGCGCACCAGTTGTCCGGCATTAATCTTGCCGCCGTCAGCGCGAATGTAACTTTCAAGGTCAATTTCGCCGGTGCTGAAGGCCATGGCTCGCCAGCGTTTCAGATCCCGGTTGCCGCCCTCTTTTGCCCCCTGAATTTTTCCCACACCGTTAAACAGAGCGTATGCAGATTCCGCCACAGCACGGCGATTGCTACCCTGGCCGATTTCATCCAGGGGCATAAAGCCGTCATTATGTGCAGCAGCTTCGTTGACCAGACCCAGCGCGGTTGAATACCAGGTGAGTTTCAGGGCATCCGGACAGCCCCACACGCTGCTGGCGGCATTTGCTGTGGTCGTTTTACCTGCCGATGAGCCACCAAAGAGGTGAACCCCAAAACCATCCGCACCAGCCAGCCCAATAAGTGGAGCTGCAAACGAACAGGCAATCCCCAGCATCATAGAGGGATTACCACGTGCCAGCGCCGCGACGTTCTCACGCCAGCTTTCCAGCGTGCCTTTAACCTCATACCCTTTCGCAGTTGCAGATCGGCCATTAAACATGACGGGTTTCTGAGGTGCGCCGATAACAGAGCCATCCGGCATGATGTATGCCCCATACTGCCAACCTGTAGCACCCGCAATCGCCCACAGATCGCGATTACCACTTCTCTGCAGATGGTCAGCCAGGATCGATTTCAGCCCGTTTTTAGAGGTGACCAGCACGCCACCTTTCTTAATACGCGCCCACCCCTCACGTTCACCGATATCACACAGCGGAACCGCTTCTGAACGGGTTTCACGCGTCCCTTCCGGCGTCCAGGAAAGGATGAGGTAGCGCTCCGTCTCGTCCTCGCCAACACCCACGACCTCAATATGGGTTGACAACCAGGTTTCTTTCTCCACGATTTCCCCGGTATCTTTATCCGCTTTTGGCTCTATCCACCACAGACCACCGTGACGACTGTCTACGAACGGGCGCAGATCTTTTGTGTTCCCCGCTGAAGGCGGCTTCTCTTCCGGGGAATACAGGCTGCTATAAAATGCTTTTCGGGTAGCGTCCTCACCATGCGCCTGTCGATAATCATCCCAGTCGGCCTTTTGCTCACCAGGTGGAAGCGCCACCTCGCCTTTTGCCGCTACGGCGGCTTTTTCTGCGGCTATCCGGCCGGTGTTCTGCTTCAGCTTTCCGTGCTCATCCCGTTCCCCCGGCTCATGCCAGTCGTTGTCAGCGGCAATGATCAACCGGGCTTTGGGGTATTTTTGGCGAATCAACTGGGCAACTGGCAACAGGTTTCCGGCATCGATAGCGGCGATGGCCAATGCGTCGGGCAGCATCAGGCTGACTGAAAGCGCGGTAGCCAGCCCCTCGGCAATAACTATCGTTTCCGGCGTTTCGCCGGAATTAACCGCGTAGAACGAGCCTTTCTTCACTGTTCCGGCCACCAGCCGTTTACTGCCATCGGGTTTAATCACCTGTGCGCCTGTCGTTGCGCCAGCGCCGTTTTTCAGCACCAGCAGCAGCGAGTCATCGGACAGCAGCGGGAAGGGGCATTGAATCCCCTTCGATGTGAGGTAGGCAGACTGCCCCGGTTCAGATTTAGCCAGCAGTTTTTCCACTTTGTCGCGGATATTACATGAGGCTTCTGGCACCGGATGCTCAGCGACCCTGTGTTCAGGGAACGGGACGGACAGCACATCTGCGACCGCTCTGGCGGCAGTGGTGGCATCGCAGTTCTGCATTTTGCGCACCAGTTCCAGTCCGTCGCCCGCGCCGCACTGGTTACAGATATGGCTTCCCCGGTCATTGTCATCGAACCGGAAGCGATCTTTACCGCCGCAGGCCGGGCACGGCCCATGCATACCGGATGTGCGCGGCAGGTCAGCGCCCAGCGCCTGAAGAATCTCAGCCCAGTGCCCGGCAGCAGAAGCCGTAACATCACGAATAAAATCAATATTGCGCATTGCTACCTCCGCAATTTGCAGAAAATGGTTCACCACAACCGAAACGACTCATGAATACATCTCCAGTCCAAACGGGTTACCCACAGGGTTTTTAATGGCCGCTGATACCGCTTCTTTCATAACTTCATGAATAAAATCCACGCCGTCCGGCATTAAGCGGCTTTTATCTTTACTGAGCATCTCCGAATACGTTTCGCTGAGCAGGGTAATACCTTTATCAGCACCGTATTTCTGGATACATTGCATCTCGAAGGTGTGAATCAGGCACTTGCACACCGCGTGTTCACTCAGGGAACCAATAACCACCGGCTTACGCCCGGCGAGAATATTCAGAACCGGCAGCCCCTGATGTCGCTTTTTACAATATTCAACAAACGCCCCTGCAATATGCTTTCGATTTAATTCCAGTGAGTTTTTCGCGACTGACATAAATAAACCCTTCCCCTTATTCAGGCCGAGCGGATCCCCGGCCTGATGGCAGTTAATTTCTTTCGTGAATGGCGATGATATTCCGCCAGCGGTATTCAGCTATTTTTTGGCGGCAGTTTTACGTACCCTGAGCTCACATTCTGCGTTCTGCGCATTTTCGTTCAGCGCGCATACGATTCGGGGCAGATGCATCAGCGATTCGCCAAGGTCACGCAAATCACTCATCGCCTGACTTTCATCGTAGTCTTTGCTCGTGCTGGCCCAGAACGCCAGACTACCCATGGCGCGCATACCGGACAGAATGCCGCTGACTGCAGCATCGCAATCACGTGAAATTTCCTTCAAGGTCTCAGCCTTCAAATCCCTGAGGTTATCCAGTGAAAGATGGTGGTAGATATCAGTCATTGGTCTTCTCCTGCGCCTGCCGGGCGATATCCTCAACCACAGACATAAGTTCAAGTGAAAGCTCAGTTTCTTTATCATTGCCGGTGAGGAACTGCGCCGCCGCGGCGATGGCTTCGATTTTTACCAGGGCATCCACCGCCGCCAGATAATCAGGCTTATGCATACTCACCTCCGTACAGCCCAGTCAGATCCACACCGTGCACTGCCAGCCAAGCTTCACGGGGCCATGACTTCACAAAGCCAAACTGATTGTCCGGCACCTTATGCGGCTCCATCCCATTCTGCTCGCACCATTTTTTGAGTGGACGCCATGGGTATTCGGTATCCGTGATTTTCTTCACGGCCTTCACCGTCGCATACTTCTCGTGCTCACCCAGACGCTCGGCCAGTTGTTTCGATTTGCGCACGGCGGCAGATGCAGTTGCCATCGCAGTCGCTTCCCGGCGGCTGCCGATCTCTGCCTTGGTACGCTCAGCCTCGTCAGCGCGTTTCTCAGCCTCAAGACGCCCCTGTTCAGCGTCAATTGCCATTTGAAGGATTTCGAGACGGCTCAGATCGCCCGGAGACGATAAAGCACCTCGACGGTTGAAATAGAACTCAGTCAGGTCGTTGAAGTAGTCCCATGCCTGATCAGTTTCCAGTATCTTCGCGTGGTTGGCTGCGCCACGTTCAGTCCACAGAGTTAGCGAACGTGCTTTGGGTGAAATTTGCACACCTCTGAATGAGTTGCGCAAAATTTCAACTTCTTCGCCAGAAAGCCTGAAGTAATGCTTACCTTCAACAAAGCGTGATTTGTTACGGTTATAGTTGTTGATAATCATCTGTTCGCTGGCACCATAACCCGCAGCCATCTGCTCAGTGGTCGCCACGCGCTGCCCGCGATATTCGATGATTTGCAGGTCACGTGCTGCTACTGGTGCCAGTTCAGTTTTCTTAGTCATTGCTTTTCTCCCGCTCAAAATATGACGCCACACCGTCAGCAAAAACGCTTTTCATCACATCAAGCCCTTCTTCGCTGATTTCATCCCCGTCCAGGCAGATATTCAGCATGTGGATGACAAATGCCCTTCCCGTCAGCCCCGGATATTCCTTCTCTGCCGGGTTAACCAGGCCTTTGTGAATACAGGTTGCCGTCGAAGCTTCTTCCAGCATGACCTGAACACGCTGACCATTTTCAGCATTGACGAAGGCAACGGGTCTTCCGCTGTCTTTCATCACGTGGCGGATGTACGCCTTAGCCAGTTTCTGGCAGAGACTGTCCGTGTACTGCTTGTATGATTCAGCCATTGCACACCCCATGTTCAGGCTTAACCGTGGATACTTCGCCAGCATCTAACTCGTTGACCAGCGCCTGTGCATAATCAGAAGCAATATTAATCAGCACAGGGATGAAGCGTTTGCTGTCCTCTGCTCCACTGATAGCCAGATGATCGGCGCAGTGAAGTAAGTCGGCCAGGCGTTGAGCACGAAGAAGCGCGTTGTCCCTGGTGTGGTAGGTGAAATTACGCATGGCTCACCTCGTCAGATTCGGCAGGGCGTTGTAATAATCCAGCCCGAAGCGCCAGCTCAATGAAGGTATCGAGGGACAGCGCATCCTCATCTTCACGCAGCAGGCGTTCGCTGGTTACCACACCATTTTCGATGGTGGTCAGAACGCGGATTTTGTGGTTTTGGGGTAAGTGTGAGTTATGCATGGCGCACCTCCGGAGAGGAGATACGGGAATATTGCGGACTTCGGGTAGGGATAGTAGCCATAGTGGCAGCCTCCGATAACTGGGAATATATCCCACCACCGGAAACGCCAATTTCGCTGGTGGTGAGCTGTGCAGGGTTGGCGTAACCGGCGTTATCGGAAACCGGCGCTTCGTGAGAAGCCCCCACACAGCCCACCATAATTTGGATGTGACTGTGTTGCGACAATAAAAAAGACGCTGGCGCGTCGTGAGTCGCCGATAACATATCCGGGACGCCAATCCCGACACCTGATTTTGCAGATGCGGAAAAAGCATAAGCCCGGATACGCAGGCGACGCAAGAATAATTTATGCATTGCATACCCCCTGTGCAGGCAGACTGGCAGATGGTGAAAAATCTGATACGTCGATCGCCATCACGGCCCAGATCATTTTTGCGTCCGGGTCAGTCCAGGGGGTAACTAACTGGCGGTCAGTCCGTATTTTGGCCGCGAAGGTCAGGTTCCAGTCGGGGAAAGCTTCACGCGCTTCAGCTTCAGTTGTGGCCTGAGTGCGCAATAAGGTGGGTAAACATCTGTCATTCTCACGGGTTCCGAGAAACAGCCATGTAAATGACGGGCGAGTTTGGGTACTATGTTGATATGCCATAGTGTAAGCCTCAGTTACATTGTGGTTAGACGCCCCGGTAGTGTTCCCGCACACCGGGGCGTTGTTGCATTGATATCGTGAAACAATCTCAATGTGTTTAAACAGATTAGTGATAATGCTTAAACAAGTCAACCACTTTTGTTTAAACACTTTTCCTTTTGAAAGCTTTCCTGTAACCTTCACGATGTTTAAACAACCATGAGGGCTGAGCATGGCTAAAGGCCACATAAACAGCAAAACCATATACAAAGGGATTCGGTTCCCACACGATTTGGCTAAAAAGATCGACCAAGGCGTAGAGAAAGCGAAGAAGCAAGATCCCAGCTCGAGTTTTACAGCATGGGTATTGGATGCTTGTGAGTCTAAAATCGCCTTAAGCAATCCCAAGCAAGACGCAGACTGAACCGAAATTTTGGCTGAGTAATCCACCCAAAGGGCAGCGCCGCGAACGCTGCCTTTTTCTTTGTGAATACCGGGTGTGTGCGTAGCAATAATCATGATCGCACCTCCACCACCCCGGCGCGGGCGACAACCAGCAGCTTATCCAGATCCACCAGGCAACCGGCCATATTTTCAGCAGGCACCGATGCCAGATTGCGTCCGCCATGGCTGAGCATGATATTGTGCGCCGTCATGCCAAAGCCATTAGTGGCGCTGAGTTGAATCAGAGTGTTTTTTGCAGCAGACAGGATGTCCTGCGGTGTCATTGAAGCGAGGATATCCGGCGTGTACTGCGTTTCGGCAGCCTGGACAACATCTAAAATATCTATATTTTTCAACTTATTGTCTGAAACACTCGATTTGACCGGTTCATCAATTACTAAATTGACTTGTTTTGCTGTGTATCCCTGCACTCGCTTACCATTAACGCGGGTGCGGATTTTTCTCAAAAAACAGATGTGGTCGGCATAGACCCAGAGGTAACGACCATCGACCGCAACACGTTTAAAGGCAAATCGCTCTGTTTCAGACGCCTGGACAGCAACCTTTTTATCTATTTTGTTCAGTGAGATAGCTGAAACACTCGATAATAAACTCTTATCTTTTTTACCTGACCGATAAATCCAGAAACGCTCATATTTTCCAGTAATCTTACGAGTCTGAATTTGGCGATATCCACTCCGCCGCATGAGCAAGCCAAATTCGTGAGTAGTGCTAACAACCAGTGACAGCTCGTAAGTCGATTCACAGGACCATCCGCGATCCAGGCATGCTTCTACCAGTGATTTATGAATATCCTGGTGCAAAACCATGTAATGGTTTTCGTCTTTAGGGTTTCTGAATATGTAGTACCCATGGAACGCTTGCTGCTTGTCTTGCAGAGGGATTCTGTATGCGTGGGTTGACAGACGAGCACCGTTGCTGCGATGGGTATATTCGATCAGCGCCCCGGAACGGTGCAGGATTGCGAAACACAAATCATCTATCTTGTGTGCGTGCACGCCACGAGTCATGACATAAGTCTCTAGTGGGCGTTTGCCTTCCAGTTGGGCATGGTAGTCGTCGCTGGTGGCGTACATTCCCTCAAACCCCTCGTCGTAATCAGCCTCACGAACCGACACACCAGACTTGGCCCACACCAGCCCACTGCCGTTATGACGCAGGCCCAGATCGGTAAGCGTGTAATCCCCGTTGTTGATGGCCGTCCAGTTACCTGAAATAACCTGGCGGCGGATCTCCTGAACGTTTGGCATGGTGTTGGTCATGCTCCACCTCCCAAACTCTTAACAAGCCAGCGCTGTGCCAGTTCGGTGAGTTTTGCTTTACGCTCATCGGTGTCCGCGTCCAGATCCAGCAGAGTACAATCACGACTTTCCAGATAAGCCAGCAGCGCCAGCTGATCGGCATTCATATGGTCGCGCACCTGCTTAGCCGGAATGCCTTTCTGTCTGGCCCACACTGGCGGGTGCATTCCCAGTACCAGGCGATTCAGAAGCGTGCATTCGTTGCTGTAGGCAAAGCCGTGCTGCTTGTCTCCTGTGCGTTCGATATAGCCCTTCATCGCATCGGCCATGCTTTTGTGATCTTCGCAGGCTGCCACGCGATTCTGGCGCCAGGTGTTGAGTGCTGCCTGATGTTCTTCCGGGGCTACACGGCGCAGGCGTTCTTCGCAGTCGATGAAGTACTGGCGAGCCATCTTGCCTTGAGCGTTGCGCTCAACCATCGAAAGCTCTTTACCCATATTCAGGCTGACAATGTAATCGTGCTCGACTTGTTGGCGAGATTTTGCGCTCCCCCGTTTTGGGGTGCTCAAATCTTCAACAATTACGTAATCAACCCCTTTAACAAACCCATACTGTTTGATGCGTGCTTTCATCCAGGTGGTAAAATCGCGCCCTACAGCCAGAAACGTATGCAGCTTACGACCGCTTACAGACTGAATTTCTTTCCCTCCGATATTGCTCATGATTACAGGGATCCGCGCAGCAAAATTATTACTGGAATTATCCGTCTGGCTGGTCTTAGGGTGAGTCTGTCCCTCCCCAGCAAAGGGGCTTTCTTTAAGTTTCATTGGTTATTCTCTGTTTAAGCGGATTTGCGGCTATAAGGGTTGTTGACGTTCTCTACTGCCGGGGGATTGCGTACCCACCAGAGAACATCAGAAAGAAGCCAGGCGCAGCTGTTACGGCCAAAATGACAGCGCGGAGGGAAGCGGCCCTGCTGCTCCATCTTCCAGCGGCTGGAACGGGAAAGGCTGGTGATTTCGCTGCATTCATCTTCACGAATACGACGATCGAACTTGAAGCCATACTCCTCCAGAAGGGTTCGGCGTTGATCGGGGCTGGGTGGGGTAAATTTTGTCATTGCGCAGCATCTCCGCGACGTTTTGCCAGCCAGTGGTTAATTTCCACGGCATCAAATGCAGTAACGTTATTGGTGAGTTTAACTGGACGAGGTAATGTGCCATTTTTAACCCAGCGATCTATGGTTGGCATTGAGACACCCAACAACCCCGGAAGTCGGAAGCGGCGGATATACCCAGTAGTAGGAATGGTAGATTGTTCAGTCATGTTCCCGTAACTCCTGTTGATAGCGGTTGACGTTACGGGAACAAAGTTAGCGATTTGATAGGTGATGGATAAGGCACAGTAGTTCTACTGTACCTGTACAGTTAAGTTACTCTACCCCTTGCCGTTAGCAGCGGATCTTAAATGTTTTAGAATTACGTCTTCGTTAGTAATGGTTAGGGGTGGTATCTCATCTTTATGAGCGAGAATACAATCCCGCCACTTCTCAGGGCTTATCTCTTTGCGTTCACCCCGGCACTCATCAGGGTATTTTGAAAGCAGGCATATTGCAGATTTAAATAGCTTTTCCCTGTTCGTTGCGTGGTGCTCAGCAATGTGATTAACCTTTTTTATTTCCTGCATCAAATCAGTATTGGAGGAAATTCCACGTCGAGCACTATCTGGGAGCTCGCTGTAATCACCATTATATTTTAGCAATTCTCTTACTTGGTCCGATGTTATCCATAAGTCATTTTCAGTTATTTCGATTTCTGGATATTTCTCTTCATAATTTTCGTCATCTTCTTCGCTATCGCAAATATCATCATGATTTAGCGATAAAGGAATTAAACATAGAGCGGGTGTGCTTTCGTCAGTACGATAAAGCCCCAAAGACCCCCATAAAAGAGAAGATTTCCCATAGTTCAATACCGAGTTTATTACTGGCAGTTGGGGAACCCATAAGCCGAAGGCTCTGCCTTGATGGCTTTGTGATTTTTCACTAGAAGTACTCCCGTCAGCTAGCTGAGACTGATAGAACCACGGATGGAAAATGGTGTCATCGTTTTCTTCATCGTAAGAAACTCGGTCAATAGCGAATGATGTATATTTTGATATATTGTGAGCAAATGCTAGAGCGCTATTGTTAGTACTTAAAGATAAATACCAATCGCTAAGTTCATTTGCATTACCTTCAATCCATAGGACTGATTTTAATCCATCCAACCTAACGCATAGGGTTATTTTCTCAGATACAGCAAGGCTTAGTAAATCATCAGTACTAACACCTAAAAAATCAGCAGCCCTTTTTATGCGGCAAAATGAAAATGGTATTTTTGTAGTGTCAGACATATGCCACCTTTAAGCATTTTACCTTAAAAAATGAATGAGCCAGGCTGTAAGGTTTCCCGCTTTTCACCCCATCGAGCTAGGCTCAATCTGTTCCTATGATAGCTTATGCGCTTTCTTGATTGGAGTCACGATGTAATCCTTGCTGGAGTTGTTAGCGAGCAACTCTAAGTGGTCATACCATTTATTCAGTGCATCCAGTTTTTCAGGCAAATACAGGCTACGGTTGTAAATCGCCATAACGCCCGGCATCGAATGCCCCAGCAGTTGCTCAACAACATGCGGAGCGATACCCATATTGTTCATATGCGTTGCGAGCGTTCGTCGTAGATCGTGCAACGTCCAGGGCTCAGAATGTTCCAGTTTTTTATAAATGCTACGCCCCCACTGGCTAACGGCTTCGCTTTTCTTTACCGTGCCAAGCAGATATCCGGAAGATTTTGTCTCGTCATGCAACTTCTCAATGAATGGGCGCATGTCATCAGGAACAGGCCGAACAATTTTTTCACCGCCCTTACTGTGTTCTTTTGGAACAGTCCAGATCCATTCCTCCATGTCCCATTCGCGCCATTCGGATAACCTGGCTTCCTGGGTTCGGCATCCAAACACAGCGACAATTTTTAGCAAGTTTGTATAGTAAGGCATTAAGTGCTCGCCAGAGGTAATGGCATTCCACAAATCACCAACCTCTTTATCGGTCAGAACTCGGTCTTTTTTTGCCTGTTTTTTACCAACGTCAGGTATGGCGAGATCTTCAAGAGCGTTGCTTATCGCGTACCGACGAACCCGACAGAACTTTAACGCCTGCTTGCACATCTGGAAAACATAACCAGCGGCCACTGGCGTTTTACGCTTCATTCTGTCGAAGCATTCCAGCCAATAGCGGGTTTCACAGTCTGAAAGAGCCATTTGCCCTATATACGGATAAATATGCTTCTCCAGCTGAACCTTATGCCTCCCTACGTTTGCTCGGTTATCTTCGGCATACTCTTTTATCCAGTACTCGAGAGCTTCACGCACAGTAACCGGCTTAAGCGTTTCACTTCTGGTCAGTTGAAGCTGATGTTTTGGATCCTTGCCTTCAGCCAGCCAGGCACGACACTGATCCCGTAGACCACGGGCCTGCTTTATTGTCACATCTGGGTATTTGCCAAGAGTCAATCTCGTTGGCTCACTATCTCGCCCACCGATCCTATACCGGAAGAACCAACTGATAGCACCGGTTTTAGTTATACGAACCATCAGCCCGCCACCATCAGACAGCTTGACCTCTTTGTCAGAACTTCCACCCAGCAACGACCTCAACTTCCTGTCTGTTAGCTTATTCAGCCCCTGCGCCAT